AACTCTACTGCTTCGCTTTTAATTTTGTTTACTAAATCAACCGTTTCTGGATACGCTTTGCCAGTATTTGCCCAAAAAACTATTGGATTTTGGTCTTTATACAAATACCAACAAGCAAGCGAATCCTTACCGCCAGAAAAAGCTAGTCCAAGCATTAGTACATTGCTGCTGCAAGTGCAAGAGAGCCAATGCCTTGCATTGTTGCGTTGTTTCCGGCTTGTTGAATGCCGTAGTTCTGTATAGCAGCTTGGTTTGCAGCTTGTGTAGCGCCGAATGTCGGTGCGGGAGCTATGCTTGTACCTTGGTATCCACTAAACTGAGGCAATTGAATCTGTGAGCCACCCAACAAACCAATAATCTCGTTCATTGGTTGACCTCTAAGAGTCAAGTCTTGAGCAAGTTGCTGTTGTTGTGCTTGGTTGCCAAACTGCGCTCTTGACAAGCCTTGTGAGAAGTCTTGACCTAAAGCTGTGTTGTATAGACCTGCTCGGTTCATTAACTCGCCAAAACCTTGCTGACGAGCGTTCATATCTAGCCCGATACCTTGCAAAGCAGCTTGACTATACAGGTCATTCTTGCTCATCTCACGGTTACGAAAAGCCGTGTTGTACGCTTGCGTTCCCGGTGCTAAACCTTGATTTGCAAGTGTTTGTGCAAATGATCTATCGCCAGCTTCAATGGTTGGGCTTAACCGCTGCAAGATTAAGTCTTGAGCAGTTGTGCCAGCATTAATTGGCATAGCAGCTAAGTTGCTAGTGTCAATATCGCCTCTTGCTCGACCGTAATCAGCAAAACTTTTTTCAATATTTGTAGAGGTAGGCGTAAATGGCGTAGAAAGCATCGTGCGAGCGTTACCGATGCCAGTTTCAGATAACCCAGCCATCGCACGTTGCACACGCATTTGAGCGTCTAATGTAGCTTGCGCTTCAGGAGTAAGGGTTTGCGTAACAGTAGGAATGCCGCCACCAGACATATATTGGTTACGATCAGGTGCTGAACCTGCTCTTTTTTTTGCCATTTCGTAAGCACGATTGTCAAAAAATGTTTCGCCGCTATCGTAATCACTTTGATAAAACGATTCAGGGTCAATTTTTTTGTTGTACTCCGACAAATCAGCGTCATAACGTGCTTGATCAAATGTTGGATCGCTGTACTTAACCGTCTGCGTTCCAAAAGGAGTAAACATATTTGGATTGCTAAGAATTGCACTCTCACGGGCAGAAATTCGGTTTTCATTGCCCTGTTCTCTAGCAGCAGCAACATAATCCGGTGCTGGTGGTGGACTAGCTGACTTACCCATAGCGTACCCCTAAGAATCGGCAATCGTTTCGTGCCAATGTCATAAATATAATGTCACCATTTGGTGAACCGTCTTTGATTCGTGCTTCTTCTGCGAAACCCATATTCTTTACTAATTTTATGCTTTTTTGGTTATCTGTGACCACAGGAACAATGATTTTTTCTACATTTAACACATTGAACGGATAGTCAAAAATAGCCTTTAAATACGACTTTGTTAACCGTCCTTCCGCTGCTATATGACAAAAAACCGTTCTCTTATTCCAGTTTTCGTAGATAACACCCGCAATTGTTTTAGCGTCCTTCTGTAAACCTATTGCGCTAGACTGTTCTGCAAAGTAAGCGCCATCTATCTTTTCAGCGACCCAATTGCCAATCTCTGCGCCCTGCACTATATGCCAGCCCAACCTGTCTGGTAAACAATGTCCGTCGATGCCCAAAGTATTGTCACCCCTTGTGATGCGGATTTAAACTGAGTTGATCCGCAATACCCAATCCCTGTAATACCTTGCCAATTGTTAGTAATGACGTTATTTTGCCCCCATTCCGCCGTATCCCACAAGCCAACACCCCATAAAGCAGAGGATGATGGTGCAAATTCAATCGGTGTTGAGCTATCTGCCGTGTTGAAATCTACGTTCATACCAATTGATACGGAGGGTATGCCATTTGTGAAAATACTAGGTCTAGCTCTTGTAAAGTATTTCTTCACGCCTCTGCTTTCAAAATAATTGAACGCTTGTAAAGCAAAGGTGTTTATGTTTGCACCATCATCCGAAAACGTGTCATCCCATGCGTGACCAACAAATCCATTGCCGCCAAAATAGGGTTCATTATTAAAAATCTCCCAACAATTAGCGTTCCAATTTGTAAAGTTGCACCACGCCTTTGTGATGTTATTCATTACATATTGTTGTTGTTGACCTATAGACACAGGAACGTTGACAGTCAAAGCATTGTGCTTTGGGTCAAATATCATTTGCCAACCAAAAGTATCTCCATAAAGCTGTGCAGACCTAGCAAACGCACCTTGAATCTTGTCTGACAAAGCAATTCTAGGGTCTAATCGTGATGATTGCAGACTTGCAGCAAGAGGATAAACGCCGTTGTAAGTCAACGCAACAATGTCACCACCGTATTTAATCAAACAACGCTTGCCAATAGGTTTTCCTGTACGCCAAACACCTATCAAAGCCCATTTTGTCGCATCTGAGGGGTCTGTGCCTGCGTATACAATGACTTCGCCGTTAGACGTAATAAACACTAAGTTATCGTCTACGCCGTAGCCTGCGTCGATTGTCCATGTGCCAACAGCGACCAAATAGCCACCAAGTTGTGCAACCGCACTCATGTCAATGTAATCTGCTACGCCTTGAATTGACAGGGTTGGCAAATACCATGCTTGTAAAGTTTCTTTCTGCGTAAACCAAACTTGATTCTTAAAAGTCGTAATGTTTGTAAACGTTGTGTCATCAACACCCGTAATTGTTGGGTTTGACCATGTTGTACCATCGTACAGCAAGGGATGATCTACGCCGTTAACAGCGTACAAAAAGCCGCCAGCAGGCGTTGTGACGTTTGTATATTCCCATTGTGCATTTGATAGACCTGTTTCTACCGCTGCGCCTACTGCACCGCCAAATGTCACATCGTAGATTGCCGTACCTACGCAAGCAAACAATTCGTTTGTTTCACCCGACGAATAACCCATCAAGGTTTCCACTTGACCAGGCAACCCTGTGGCGTACTTTGTGAAGCCTGGGCGCAATATAACGTTATTGACGTTTGGAAACAGGTTAGTAAGTTGAACAGCGTCCAACAAATCCATATTTGCTATCGAATCTCGTGCGTTCCATCCACCGACAGGAGAAGGTAAGGACGCAACCTGTGCTGCGGTTCTCTGAACTAAAGAATTGACACCTCTGCGAGTAGCCATAGTTAGTTAGGGCCATAGCCAGTATCAGGAATATTGTCGTAGCCAATCAGAACTGTGCCTGGTCTTGGCGCAAACGACAAGTTAGCAGCACTCATGTCTTGACCCATCACAGTTTCAAGCTCAGTTAGGAAGTTTCTATACATTGCTGTCGTATCGAAGCCTTTAGCTTCAAAATACTTGAGCTTAGTCATTAAAACCACAACACGATCAGGATAAATACAAGTGTCTAAATCGTTAGTAAACGAGTTCTTTGGAGTTCCGTCAGCAGCTTCTGCCCATGCTTGTGAACGGTACTCGTAACCTAGTAGCTCATTAGTGGAAACGCCGGGCCAAATCTGGAATGTGTTGCCTAGCAAACGCCACCGGATACGAGGGCCAGTCGAGATAAACCCAGACAAGAGCCACTCCCATTGCTGTGCGTCAGTCGGGCCTAACATCTCCCAATGCTTTGACTTATCCCAATGAGTACGAGGAACTGTCGCATCATAGTCAGCAGGTAGCGGATATTGTACTTTCATAAAGCACAAATCAGCACCAACATACGTCCCCGTTGCTGGTTGATTAACTGTCACCTGAGTTGCAGAATCAACGCTTACGATGTAAACAGCGTTCCCAAGACCGTTACCTGTAACCTGATACGTCGTATCAAATCCAGCGGTACTTGGGATGTTTGTAATTGTGTAGGTATTGAGAAGAACATCACCAGTTGTGTTGGTAAAGTCTGTCGTAAACAAATGCTGCTTAGTTATTCTGCGCCAATCGTGCTTTTTAAGCAATTCGTAGCCTGATGCGTTCATCAGAGCTAGGATTTGAATAACGTCCTGATTGGTGCTTCCCGCTACTGTTGCAGGAGTTGGCACACCTAACTCATTGGTTACCTGAGTAACTAATTGCAGCATCGTTGATGACATTTATTCCTCTTTCTTTGGTCTACCAGCCTTTTTATCAGCCATGAGCGCAGCAAGTTGCCCTTTCAGTTCAGCTAACTCTTGCTTCGTATTCTCAATTTCAATTTGGCTTTCAGACTGGTTTTTGTTCAACAAGAAACTTCGAGCTTTGTCACGCAAACCTGCTGCGCCCATACCTATCTTCTGAAGCTGCATATCCGACGCTGTAGCTACTTGCTCAACAGTCTGAAACTTCAAAATACTCAATTCTTCCAATTGCATCTGATTAAACTCGCCTGGGCGAGACAAATGCCAATCTTTCAACGGAGTGCCAATCATTTGTGCGTCGTTGTTTTGCATCTGATAGTGTAGCCATTGACGAGGAAACCTCTGTTTATGACTTTCACGCACTGGTTGCTCAACCACGTTCGTCTTATCGCCTGGCACTACGATTCTAACAAATGGAACACCTTGATACTGCTTTTTTACGTCTGTACTAGGGTGTTCAAACGTATAAAACTCGACA